CAGCACTGCGGTCGTTAAGCTGCCCCGAAATCTTTCACGAAAAGAATTAACTTATATGCTTACAGCGGTTGAGCGTAAAGCTATTCAACGGTACTTGAGAGAGTACCCAGAGAGCGGAACTGAGGAGCAAAAAGATAGGTGGGCGACAGCGCAAGATGCGTGGCAGCTGTTTATGAACGGCGATCCTGTTGAGCGTGACCTAATAGTTCCTGACATACACCCTACAATTCCGGTGTTTCTATTGCTGTTGAAATTCTTTGAAGCTAGAAAATTATTAGTGGTAGGCAGGGCGCAAGAATTGTTTGATGCATAACATAGGATTCTGAAATGACATGGCAGACGACGTTAATTTTTACCTCTTGTATGGTGGCCTTTTCCCGCTACTTTTCGGAGGTGGGGCAGGACTTGTACGTTTTTTATTGGTTGGAAAACGCGCCGGAGAATATACGGGAACTTTATTTGCTTTATACACCATACCAGCAATCATATGTTCGTGCGGAATCAATCTTTCTTTTGCCGTTGAGTATCAGCGGTATATACCTGTCATTGATATTTTCGTAGGATTTTCAGCTCTGCACTTGATGGAATTGTCCGAGAAAATACTCAACAAAAAAATAGAGGCTTTCGTTGAAAAACACCTCAAATAAGACAAGAGTCTTTCACTTTCTGATTGTGTTCGTATTCCTGTTCACGTTGGTTGGTGCGGGTGCGCTTGTCCGGTCAACAATCGCCACAGAGCGAATGGCCAGAATGGAGCAAGAGAGCTTGCGCATTCAATCGGAACTGGCGGTGATTGTTGCTAAATCGTCAAAACTGCAGGCCGAGGCTGCTCAGAAGAAAGCTCAGCTAGAGCTAGAGATAGCTGAAGTCAAAGCCAGACCATTCACTGACTATGTCAAGTATGAAGCAATCACCGTTCAACGCACAGTCAGTGTCGGCGGCGGGTTTAGCGTTGCCAGCGTTAATGCAATCCTTCGCGACTTCGACGAAATCCAGTGGGTTGATTATATCCAGTGCTTTGTTGATGGCGGCTGGCACAGAATCGGTGCAGGATACGCAAGCAATCGGCTCAACGTGAAGGCGCGACCGCGAAAGAAAAGTGCTTGGGAGTGGAATGGCAAGTTGTCACCAGCCGCAGCAGGCAGAGACTGCCGCATAGTTTCGGACCAGAAAATACATGTAGAGCACGGAGAGACCAAAACGAACACTTTCTATTCGGACTTATTCTCTGTTTCTCCTTTATAAAGTAATTTTACCCTGCGTCTGGGCGGAGATATAATCACGCTGTGAATATAATCGAAGAGTTTGCCGTTTATGCAGAAACTGTGGGATACCTTCATCGCAATAGGGACAGAATTCAAGTCCGTGTTCGAGAGCCAAGTAGCGTCATCACTACTGCTCGTGAAGCGTATAGTACCGCCAAAAATATGGGACTTTTTCGACGTGCCTGTAAGGACGAAGGAATATACATCTGCCTTCATTGTGGCGGCACTGATCATCTGCACATACACCATATTATCCCTGTTAGTGTTAGGCCTGACCTTGCTGACAACTTTGATAATATGTGCGTTTTATGCCGGAAGCATCATTTTGGAATCGGCCACATGGATCTCAATTGGCAAACGTATTGCGACGATCCCTATTACTATTCGACGGTCATTCACAAACTCACGATAAAGACTGAATCACATGTTCAAAACTAAAGACAGCACCGTAAATTTAAAGCATTTACACCCATTTATGACGGCAGCATTGCCTGTTATTGGGGCCGTTGTCACCGAGTTTTTGGGCTATACTGCTGTCATAACCAGCGGTTGTGACGGAACACACTCCGGAATATTCCACCACCTCGGCTGCGCTACGGACTGGAGAATTTGGGACGAAGAGAATTCAGGACGATTCATCGACCAAGAACGAAAATTGAAGTTGGCCGAAAAGATCCAGACAGCCCTCGACAATGAATTCGGTGAAGGCATATTCCGAATTTGGACGAAGCACGACAGCCACCTTCACATAGATTTAAACGGCACGAGCCGCAGAGCACTTCTCTGGGAAACGCAAGTTTGGAGACAACCATGAATGAGAAAAAATACGAACCTAAGTTCAGCGACACTCCACCGCCGAACTTGCCTGACAGCTATCCGACTTGGGAGGAGGCTTTGGATTGGTCCTATCAGCGCGGCAAAGAATCAGGCATGCGCATTGCAGTCCCTGTCAAGAAGTCCAGCAACCAAAGCTCCACTATCGCATCAGCATACGGCATTTTGGCTGCGTGGACGCCTACAGCCATAGAGATAGGACTGATGCTGTTTACAGGCGGCGAGTTTGTCGGTTGGGGTCCCGCCATCTCAGCAATCGGCACGGTGCTCGGGGTGAAAGGTGTCATCAGCGGTCGCAAGAAAGTTGGAGACATTCTGTGAGTAAACAGAGAATTGGCGCTTATGTATTTGGCCTCTTGCTTGTCATTTTTGTCACGGCAATTCTGTCCGGCTGCGGCACACGCGTTGTCATTGAGGGTTGCGGTGGAGCCTGCACAGTTCATATCAATGACAACAAAAACTACAAGTCTAACCAGAATCCGCCGGAAGGTGGCTTCGGAAACGATTCACCGACAAACAACAATTTCGTCACGAAACTTTCTGAAGCTGCACCCAACATAGCCAAAGCGTTCGTTTCAATGCAATTGCAGGCCAGAGGAATTCCTGTCAACCAAGCTGCAGCCATGACCGAGGGAAACTGCAGGGACAAGATGTGGAAGTTCTGGAAGACCAAGTGCGCTCCAATAACCACTGCACTCCAACCCTCAAGCGACACCAACAGAACACCGATAACGCCAAAAGACGCACTGAACGCTCTCAGCGAGCAGTTGGGAATACAATGAATTCGACGGAGATTTTTAAGCGTGTCTTGGTTGCTTCATTGATAGCCATTTTGGCGTCTGGTTGCGGCATGCTTGTTCCGGACGCTTGGATTGAAGATAACGATTACGGATATGAATATCCGAAGGATAAAGATGATGATTGAAACACAAGAACAGGCTGTGGCATACGCCAAAGCTCTTCTGGCATTCGTTGAGTCGATTGAGTCAGGCGGCATTCCCGACCCTGTGGCGGTCGATGAGCCCAGCTCAGAAGAACTGGCTGAATTGGAAGAGCTGGCGATAATCGGGCAGTTGGAGCCGAGTGAAATTGCCTTGTTAAAGAAGCTATACAATAATCGGGAGCTGATTGAAAAAATTCGGGGGCGGAAGAAAAAGGATAAGCCGAACGAGCACGCACCGCTGTCTCCGCAATTGTTCGCTGAAGCTATGGATTATATCGCTCGTTATCCGGACATAGAAGAGCACACCCGCAATTACAAAAGAGAAGATGCCGCTGTGTTCGCTCGCAACCACTTTCTGAAGTTCGGCCCGACGGAGCCGCACAGAACTTGGGGAATTACTTCGGGCCCAAACCACCCAGACATCACAACACTGCCCAGAGGAATTCTCTGGAAACCGGACTCCACTAGAGGGGTTCCGGCCTTGCTAACTCCATCCAAATGGGGTCAGGTTGATGTAGTTTTGCGTCGTCCGGATGGGAAAGTAATACCATTCAAGCTGGACAAGCGCGGCAAGACGAATCCAGACAGAGAGACTTATTTCTTCCACGGAACCAACGCCAAAACACTACCAAAAGGGTTGATTGTAGAAATCGGTCACCACGCAACCGTGGTCGTGCAGGATCCTGTTCAGCGTTACGAGTGAATGAAGTATTCCTCGCCGACAAACTCGTCGTCGATGCCTTTGCTTTTAATTAACCAGTCCGGCACGACCACCGACACAGGGTCGTGCCGTTCAACTGTCGCTGATTCTAAAGTGCAATAAGACTTTGGGAGCCAATGCTCCTCTCCATCTACCATCAATAAAAATGCCTTGGGTGTTTGCGTGATGTATTCGCCGGAAACCCAGAATAATTTGGCTGGTGTTCTGCCCATCAATATTTCCTCTGTGTGTGTATAAGTATTTGCTCGCCAGTTTTCATTTTGGCTTGGTTGCTCGCCAGCATGTCCTCGTCTACGGTTCCGTTGGCAACGATGTCAAAGTAGTTGACATATCCATCGACCGTGCCGACCGTGCCGATCCTGTGACACCTATCTTCTGCCTGCATTCGTTTTTCTAGATCGTCGTTGTGGCTATAAAAAATAGCTGCATTCGCAGCAGTCAAAGTCAATCCTCTCGCGGCAGACTGCGGGTGCGCTAAAAAGACCTTTGCCTTGAATTTTTGGAATTGCTCGATGGAATACTCACGCTCCACGCGACCGATGCCTCCGTGATATTCAACGCAGTCGTCTCCATACATCTCTTTGATGGCGCGTATTTCCTCTTTGAACCAAGCCCAAATGATTACTGAACCTTCAATCTCTGTGGTAATTGTTCGCTTCAGCAGCGCCAAACGCGGATTGTCTTTGGGTTCTTTGTGTATGAGCAAAGGCTTGCCATTTTCTAAAATGAATCCTGATATTATCTGTCTCTGGAGCGTTCGTTTCGCTTCCACTCGCGGCGCAAACTCTTTTCGTTCTTCTTCAGTTTTTAGGCCGTTGAACAACTCAAGAAGCACAGTGTATTCATTCGTCACGGTATCGTAAATTTTCTGTTGCTTTGGCGGCAAATCATAGCCGCGTTGGATCCTGATTTTTTCCGGCAAGTCCAAGCAATCACTTTTCAATACGCGAAATGAATATGGCGCTATAAACTTCCCCAGCTCATCAAGATTCTTCCAGAGCTTTTGTCCATCCGCGTCTTCTTGGATAATTTGCGGCGCTCCTGCGTGGTGATTTCTGGCTGATATGTGCCTGACCAAATGGTGATCTTCGGGCAGCAATCGGGCGTATCTCGCAACAAATGCACGATAGGTTTTCTGAGGGAAAAATCCCTTCTTCAAGAATTCCCACTGGCTGTATGCATCGGTCGGCGCTTGCGGCACAGGAGTTCCGCTGAGAATTCTTCTCGCCGCCATTAAAGGAGCCAGTTTGTGAACGGCTGTCGTGCGGGTCGACTTTAAATTTTTGATGTCTTGAGATTCATCAACAACGCCAATGCACACATATTTTTTCAGGAATGCGGATGCCGCAGCAAATCCTTTTTTCGTGTGGATGGAGTCTATGTTTATGGCAAACACACACAACGCTTGAGTCCCGTCCCCCATACGAGCAAGCTCTTTCTCCCAACCTTTCAAGCCTGCGCGATAGGTCGCCACCTCATAAGGGATTTCCAAAAGTTTGGGTATTTCTCTGAGAGTCCAATTGCTGTGAACGCCATTGGGAGCGATTATCAACAAGCCTGTTATCTTGTTCAGCTTCCACGCTCGTTCTGCGTCATGCAGCAGCATGAAAGTTTTTCCGGTGCCTTGTTCAGCCAGCAAAGCGAAGTATCGCTTGCCTAGTATTCTTTCGTGGCCTTCAATCTGATGCTCTAAAGGTTCCAACTTCATTCGTCAGGCTCCTGCATTCTGGGGTTTATGATTCGTTGTGTGTGTTTGCGTGCAGAGAACATAGCAGCAACGCCAATTATAGCTCGGAGCTTGCTGAAGAAGTCCGGCCAATCTTCCACACGACACTTCAATGCTGTGACTTCAGCCAAGGTTAAATACGCAGCATTCTTTCCTTTCAATATGTAAAGGTTTCTGTCTTGGTCTCGCCAAACGATGACTGATGCTTGAGCGAATTGGCGGCGACGTTTGTGCCAGTTGATCTGCTCAGCAGAGATGTCCGTCTTCCTCAAAAATACAGAAGTTGGACGATCTGGTCGGTGGACGACTTTGGTCTCTAGCCATATACTTCCTCCGCAGATCGTGTCTTCCATCAAGATGTCTGCCCAGCCGCGAGAAGCTAAATTCTCTATGCGTTCTAGGTTCACTTCAGGAGGAGCGTTTTTGCGCATCGCGGCATAAAAATTCTGTTCCGGTTTACTTGCCACGAGAACCTCTCTTTGGTTGATTCCAGACCCAGCAAGCAACCAAAGGGACTGTGAATATGAATATGGAGTCCAAAAAGATGACTGCCAGAGTGTCTGCGGTGTTCGTTCCTGGAAATCGCTTGTGCATTCTCGCAGCGTTCTTCTTGAACTCTTTCAAATATGCTGCAGCAACCGTCAGGCTGATAACAAAGTTCCCAAAAAAACAAGCCCAAAAAATCTGATCAATCGTCATCACGCTTCCTCCACTTATTAAAGAAATCCGGTTGAGTCAACACTCTAATCTTGTCGATTAAAAGCATAGAGAAATTCGCCAACCATTTACCTTTCACTAGCACCCAGTCCTCATCATCAATTAAATAATCCGCGAGCGGAATGCCGATGTCGTGCCAGCGATGAGTTTTCACTCTGAGCAGAACAGGCTTGCTGGTGGTGTCGTCAACGGCGAAAATGTCCAAAAACAAAGACTGTCCTTTGGCGTATGGTTTTCCGCCGCGTCTGTTGAGACGCACGGTTTCGTTTTCGTCTCGACGCTCCTTGCGGATTATTTTACAGATGACGGTAGCCACTTCAAAGTCCTTCAAATCACCAAACTCTTTCAGCTGCGAATTGACAATGCGATACTTGGCAGGGTCATTGAATATATCAGACCATCGGTCGTGGGTTGGCGTCAAGGATTCAAATTTCAGCTTCCCACCATTCATCAAAGCAAGATCTTTTGGAGTGCTTTTCTCAGCCTCAGCTCTGGCAATTATCTGCTTGGCCTTTGCAGGCCCGACACCGTGAATGTTCTTGAGTCCTCCGACGAGCCTGCCTCCTAGAGCCGTCCAGTCCTCCACCAGCGGCCCCTTTGGGTCGAATGCTGTGTAAGAAATTCCCTCATCACGCAACTCTCGCAGCATCTCGATCACTTGGTCATCGTCTTTGGCGTTGCGCAATAGTGCTGCCGCGAATTGCAATGGGTGATAGGCTTTCATGTATGCACACCAATAGCTTATTATTGCATAGCTGACTGTGTGAGATTTGTTCATCCCCCAAGCGCCAAAAGAACAGATTTGCTCCCAGATGACTCCTGCAGTCTTTTCATCAATCCCGAGACGGCTGGTGCCTTGCACGAAGTCTTTTTTCTGCCTGCTGAAATGCTCAATTCCTTTGCGGCCCGACATGGCTTTGCGGATTGCGGATGTCTCTGCCCAAGAAAACTCTCCCATTTCACGAACGATGGTCATGACTTGTTCTTGATACAGAACAACGCCGTGAGTCTCCTTCAAGTATCCCTCCATAGACGGGTGTAAATGCTTCGTTTCCTCCGTGCCTGCATTACGATTGATATAAGTGTTGGCAGCGCCGCCACCTAGTGGTCCAGGACGGGCCAAAGCAGTTATGTGGTCTATCTGCTTGAAGCTGGTGACAGGGATCTGAACTGACACACGACGCTGGGCTGCACCCTCAAACTGAAAGAGTCCTGCGAATCGCTTATCGTTGAATACTTGAAAAACTTTCGGGTCGTCCATTTTCAAGCCGAAAAGTAGTTCAGAGTCGACGCACCCTGCATCCTCGATGACACCTAGTGTTCTGAGCCCGAGAGCATCAATCTTCAACAAGTTTAAATATTCGGCGTCTGGCTTGTCGAGTTGCGCTATGCCGTCCCGAACTGTGCAAAACTGGGTGACGGGTTCATTAGACACCAGCACTCCTGCTGCATGAACGGATGTGTGCCATGCGTGATTTTCTGCAGCTCGCATCACCAAAGATTCCGGATATCGCTTCACAAAGTCTTTTCCTGGTTCTGTGTTCTCTAGCGTGTCCTCCAACCCTTTTCCGAATCGAGAGTCACCGGATGAATATTCAATCAGCACGTTCCGCACAGGAAAAGTTTCATAAGCAGGAATTCCAAGGCGCTTTCCTGTTTCGGCCATCACAGAGCGCGGCTTCAAACGAGAGATATTGCCCAACCGAGCAACATAGTCACGGCCATACTTCTCAGCAAGATAATCAAAGACCATATATCGGCGCTTGTCAGAAAAATCTATGTCTATGTCAGGAAGATCTGCTCGATTCACATCAATGAAACGCTCAAAAATCAGTCCGTGAATTAACGGATCCACCTCAGTGATGTCCAAAAGATAACAGACCAGCGACCCAGCAGACGAGCCGCGAGCTGGTCCGACGAGCATTCGTTCTTTTGCCCAACGGACTAGATCCGAGACCACCAGAAAATAACTCTCGAATTTCTTTTCACCGATAATTGAAAGTTCTTTTTCCAAGCGTTGTTGATAGGTCGGCGTCCACTCCTTGATGTGCTGTTTATTGAGCCGATTTTGACGTCCGTCCTCAACGAGTTGGTGGAGGTCTCCTTCAAAGTGGATCATCGGAGCCTTGGCCAAGGTTATGTGTCGTAATCTGTTAGCGACCGCCTGAGTGGTCTTGATGGCTTGATTCCACTCCTCATCACTCAAGAAGAATCGGCGCAAGTGCCTTTCGGCTTCCTCCATGGTGAGGAGGTGTTGTGGAGTCATCTTGCTGCCGCCTGTTATTGCTAGGAATTCAGATCGGTGCTTTAAAGCTGGATAATCATTGTCGGAGGTGATTACGACGGATTTACCCGTTGCGCGTGCAAGCGCCAACGAAGTCTGCGTGGCGAGTGGCGACGCCGGATTGATGTCGATGAAATCGAAGGTCTCTGGATCTGTGAGCGCACACCCAGCGAATATGAATGAGTGTTCTCGCGCTTCCGCAATAGAATCCAAGCTGAAGTCGCCTTCTGACATCCACTGATAGAAATCTGATGGAGATTTGGCCAAGGCCCAAGCAACAGGCCGTGGTAATGACCTATCAGTCTCGTCTTCTGTAATTGGCCTAAACTCTGAACCAAATCCTGCGCAGAAATTCCGGTTTTCCGCAGCGCGTTCCCAGCGGCAATGTCCCCAAGTTCCATCGTCGACAAGTCCTCCAAATCCGCTGGCCAGCCGTTCGAGCTCATCTGCCACCAGCTCGATGGGGCCGAAGTTCCTCCGGAATGAAAACTCCGATCTCACCCTCAATTGTGGAAAGTTGTTCATGTAATTTCGTCTCTAAGATTATTTCGATAAGAGCATCAACGTCGTCCAACGCTCTGTGAGTTTGCTCTAACTTGCGGCCCATAACGTATTTGTATAGGTCTGTCAGTTTCATTCTTCGGCCCCAGAACGGAGCGAAAAGCTGCACCGTGCAGATCAGAGTCTTCGGCCAAATTATTTCCGTCTCCTTCCCAGCCAAGCGCAACTCATGATATAAAAGATATGCGTCAAACGGCAAATTGTGAGCGACCAGAATGTCGGTGTCCAACAAGCGCAGAATTTCGTCTGCGGCACTCGCAAAACTCGGAGCCTCTCTCAACTCCGCATTGGTGAGTCCTGTGATTTTTGTTATGATAGGTTCTATGGGTCGTTGAGGATTAAACATGGAAACGAATTCTTTCCGCTCCATGGTTTTGGTATCGATGGTGACTGCCGCCAATTCGATTGCGCGTGGCTGCAGCTGCACCTTTGCATCAGGGTGCAGCGTTAAGCCTGTGGTCTCAAAATCAATCGCAGTTAGAAGCATCGGCTTCAATACGAACGATGAATTTCAAGTCGAATCCAATATACCGTCGCGTGGAGAAAATCACGTAATGATATTTGCGCCCACACTCTCTTAAAAAGGCGTTGTTGTGATTGGTGGTCCAAACTTCCTGAATGACTAGGAAGCCGTTGGCGGATAATTCAGCTCTATATTCAGCTAATTCTTCCATGGAGCAGTGCATGGCGATGTGGCTTGCCAGTCCTTCGCCATCCCTCCGCATTTTAGGTATGGCGAGGAAATTTTCCCCGCTAGTGTAATTCAGGGATTCCAATTCCAGCGGCTGTGTTATGTCGTGATAGGCAAAATTCAGCTTTGCGACATTCTCTTTACCCTTTTGTCCATAAACGGCTCCAGTCGCGCTGACTTCATCAAAAACAGCGCTGTCGTCTCTCAAGCCTAAGAGCTTGTGTAAATATTCAACGCACCTTTGGTTTTCCCTTTGTAATGCAGTCAAAGGAGCCCTTTTCGGGAATGTCATTGCTGAAAAAGCAACTTGATCAATTCTAAATCTTAAACTCATAAATTAAACTCCGTATGGGATATCACACCCTGTTAAATATTTGTGGCGTTCTTTTTCCAACAACAGCCACACTATAAATTCCGCAACATTGTGAACGGGAGTCTCTTCACCAGTCAACAATCCAGCGAGCTGATAGGCTTGCGCTTCCTCCATCGTCCATCCGCGAGTCTCGCAGACTTGGTGGTCTATCATCTTGGACATTCCGGTCTCAGACAATTTGTTGGGGGAAACCGAAAACACCGTTATGTTGTGTTTTCGTGTCAACTCCCTCGCCAACTGCTTCGTGAGAATCAACGCAGCGCCTTTACTCGCATTATACGCTGCCGAACAGGTCATCGGCATGTGCGCTGCATTGCTAACGATATTCAAGACAGTTCCCTCAGACTCAATCAAGTGGGGCAGCAACGCCTTGGTCATCAAAAAGATCCCCTTTGCGTTGACGTCCATCACAGAGTCCCAGTCGGCTTCGGAAAAATCCTCTAGCCAACCGATAAAGTTCACTCCAGCGCAGTTGACCAAGCAATCAATCATCGCACCTTCTGGCAGTTGCGGCTTCTTCCGGACGTCGCCGCCAGTCACCAAGTCATATCGATAAACGACCTTGCCGTGTTCTTCAAGCCTATCAGCGATGGCTCTGCCTAGTCCAGATTCTGAGCCAGTCACCAAAAAGCTGTTCATTGTTCTATTCATATTATTTAAGTTCCGTTCGTTCTTTTAAGATGGTTTCGATCATCGCGGCATACACCGCTAGATCATGGATTGAGTCTTGGTGGGAAAGGCCGCTGATTGCGAATCGACTCAACTTCACAATCATCAGCGACCACAAGTGAAAGACAACGTGGTCTTCCGACGACTGCTGGAGATCCCCTGCGTCTTTTCCATGCAAGACAGTCATCAACTCCCCGACCATCTCATAATTGTTCCCGTACACCGCATTGCGCTGCCGAAACGTCCTCGCCATATTCTCCAGCGTGTCTGCTGTCGGGCAGGAGGCTGGTTTGACGGGTTGCGGTTTGTCCTGATCAATTTCTTCTTCGAATCTCGCTGCGCTGCTACTGCTCATTGGAATACCACGTGTGTTGTTTTGCTTGTGAAAGGCGTCTTGTCAATTCGCCGGAGAAATTCATCTGTGTGTGGACGCACAAGTAATTGCTCGACCAAAGGAATTTTAACGTGCATGTACATGTCACAGACGTCACGCCGATCGTCATAGGCCGCAATTGGGTCATAGCCATTACACCGGAGCATTGCTGTAACTGAACCTTTCAAAATTGGTGATGTCCAAGTGCACCAAGCAGGCCTGCTCACGATTTTCGGTCTCGTGCCGAAGTGTTCTGCAAACCAAGCCATCCGACGCTCTTCATACTCAGCAGGTGCAGCAGTCACCAAAACCACCGGAACGTCCATTTCAAAAAACCGATCTTTGTTTGCTGGTTCGTCGTGGATGGCTTCCATGTGATAGTCGTGAAATCGTTTGTGCAAGTCGGGCTCATCCCACTTAATTAGATCCATCCGCCAAGCATCATCACTCAGGCAGTTATCTATGTCGAAGATTCGGATTTGCTTATTGGTTGTCATCTGAAACCTCCGTCTCTGTCGGATTGATGTTTGCGCGTTGCGAGAATGACGTGATGTTCTTCTCTGGAATTTCATGACGGTCTCCGCCGATAGTCCTTATTATCAGCAACTCAGCGTCATGATTGATAACAACTTGGGTCACGCTTGTTACTGGAATAAGTATAGTTGTGCGCGGCTTTCTGGTCGTGACAACCAACCACTCTGCATTCACTTAACACCTCTCATCGAGTCAACGATCTTCAGCAACTTGCCTTTGGTTAACAGGTCGCCGCCGAATTGCTCCTCGGCAAACTCTTCAATTTTATCGAAGAAGTCCACACCCTCATTCGGAAAGATGAAGTCGTATGCCCAAGGGTGAACGTCCAGAACCGCGTCCATCATTCCGCGAGCGACGCGGCGATATTCCCCTTGGGTTCTGCCGCCAAGACGCGAGCGCAAAAGGTCGGCAAGGTTGCGCAAGTTGATTTTCATCACGATGTTGGTCGCGATGTTGGTCGGGAGGATGCCGCGTGCGTCTTCAGCGGCTGCACCCAATTCCAATTGCTTTTGGTAAGACTTGCGAATCTCTGTGTTGATTCGATCAACCTCATCCCGCAACACCGGAGACGCGATGTAACGATCCGGCATGATGTATTCGTAATCGCACATATTGGTCACGCGCATGCTCTGTTGAGCGAATGACGCAACCCGAGTGCGCACCAGTTGGTGTGTGAACGCTCGACTAACACCAGAAATCAAGAATGTGTAGTCCACAAATTCATGGCTGCTGCGGATTGTTCGAGCGATGTAGTGAAGCTCCTCCTGCATCCGTTCTGGGCTCCAGTTCTTGATCTCTTCCATCAAATTCGGATCAAGCTCCAGTCGTGTGTTTTTAGTAAACGCCAAAAGTTCCTTGGCGTTAAAAGTTTGACTCATTAATTGCACTTTCATTTTCGTTTGCTCGTTGTTGGTTGTTGGTTGAATTAAAATGGTACGTGATCTTTCCTGCGATGATATTCACTCCCCATCAACTTTTTGATCACTTGTATGTCGTCTGCCGCATCATCCAGCAGAATGTTTCTCCAAGTAGCGAACCTCCCAAGAAGATACGCTCCGGTTTCGTTGGTGTATTCATAACAGACGCTTTGACGAATGCGCTTGGGCAGCGGCACGATTTTACCGTAGCGCTGATTGGTCGTGTCCATTAAAGTCGCTTCGGCATCGAGACCGAATGCATTTAGTGCGTCCACCAACGAGTCTGCCCGTGGCAGTTCAAAGTCATCGGTCATCTCCAGAGTCAACACACCTCCCGTAATAGAAGCTCTATACAGAGGCGTGTCTGCGTCTGGGAAATATATCGTTTGGTAAAGGTCGGTGTTGCTAATTTTATATCGCGCAACGCCGATGCTTCTGAAACTTAATTCTTCTTCCAGCCGGATGCTTGTGGGCTCCAGCGCAGCGTTTAAGGGGATCGTCACGACATCACCTTTGCTCACATAACGACTTTCGCAATTCCAAATTATTCTGCTTCCTACTTGATCGACCAGCTGCTCATAGAAGTCGTCCGGAGCGATGAATCGCGTAACAGGATCCAGATTCCAAATGCTCCTGTCGCCGCAATTCTCTCCAGTGACTTTAAAGGCATATTGATTGGCCAAGCGAATAGACGGATTCACAAACGCGCCATTAGAATAAATGCCCTTGCGCACAGCAACATTCTTGAAAGGAATTCCCGTCAAGTGAGAAACCTTTTCAGTGCGGAATCGCAGCAATGCTTTATGCAAAACTCGCGGCCCCGCTTCCATTTCCAGCACGGACGCTTTCGGCCAAGCGTGGGCCGCGATTAAGCCTGTGAGACCAGCACCTACAATGTTCATCGATCTCTCCCGTGGAGCTTGCAATAAGAACTGTTGGGTAAATGCTTGCGTTTGCACTGGTCGTACCCGAGAATGGAATTCCGGCGCACTTCCTCAGCGCAACGCTCATAGTCCGGCTCGTTGCCTTGCAAATTTTTCTTGCAGACGCCGTATCGCTTATAATACGCAGATTTGCTGTGGCTCATGCAGCCACCGCCAACCAGCCACCGCTGATCATTCGACGAACCAGAGGTTGCGTGTCATAGCCGAAACGCTCGTTCAAATCCCCGATAGTCGGGCAGCCTCCTAAATCCAACACGGCAGTCACGACGGCACGCGGCTCGGAGGCTGCTTGGAGCTTGGTTGAAGGAGCTTTTGAACTCACGTAAATCTTGGTCTGTGGTGTATATGTTAATGGTCTTGGCATTTCATTTTCCTGTCAGTGTATTAGTTCTGATCTGTAATTCGATTATAACCTTGCAAAACGCAAAGTCAAGGAAACTCGTGTTGATTTCTCCAGCTTATTTCTCGATATCGCTCCTCCCAGTCAATGTCACAAGTTGGGTGATGGTCGCAAAAACGGGTTCCTTTCCTGTGAGGGTAGTGAAGCCCATTGCAGCGACAAGTGATTTGCGGCGTTGCTCTTTCATATCTCAGTGTGTGGTGGCCGCACGCAGGGCATTTTGGGCGTCGAATATAGTCATCAAACTTCCGTTTCAAAGTCACAACCCTGCGGCAATGCTTGCGATTGGTGCATCGGTGTCTGAATCCGGCCATTACATAACCTCGGTCACAACAACGCCTGACCACATCCGAGTTGCATTCTCAGGGTGGCGGCGGATTTTCAATAATGGATACCCAAGTTCATTGCGAGAGTCTTCCGACTCTTCCAACCCTTCAAGCACCCGCTTAAATTCTCTGGAGCTTACAGCTTTATAGCCGTTGCTCCGAGTCCATTCGGCATACACCTTATAAAAGAATTGCCTCCCAACCATGTCATCTTCGCCGCCAGACGAGCACCATTCGTCGTCCAGCAAGAATCCGAGCACCGTGTTGTTCTCAACTTTCCAGTCCCGCATGCGGTCTCCAGAATCATCGGTGATGAAGTCTAGTCGTCCGTCGTGGAGCAGCGATTCGCCTTTTAGCATGAAAGCAACCAACGCATCAAACTCGTCGCTGATGATATTCTCTGCCAAGTCGTTCTGTCGATTTTTTTGCTTGGTTGTGTGGGCGAAATTCAGAATGCTCCAGCGGCGATAAAATGCTTCATTACGCAAAAACGTGCGAGGCATTTCATTGGTGTTGAATACGTGCGAGGCTTTGGATCGAAAAGTGAATGGGTCGCCATACAATCTGCGACCTGTCAATATTGCTTCGTCGCCGACCACAGACAGAAACTCTGTGCCGAGCAGCTTTTTGTGATTAAGCTCGCCAGCCAAGTTCAATCGCTTGCCAGCCAACACTCCAATTTCGGTCGCTTTGTCCCAAGAGTCCGGCCCGATAGAACTGGTCAAGTCGGAAGAGATCAAGGACGCCAACAACTTTTGCGCTGTAGTCTTGCCGGAAGCTGTCGGGCCAAACCACAACAACGCCTTTTGGATTCTGGCAGTCAACCCAAAAACGGACGCAAACAAGTGCTGAGAGAACAGCTCCTTTCTGACTTCCGACTTAACGTCCCAAGGAGGGAAAGAGTCGTCGATGAATTTATCCAGTTTGGGTGATGGTTTGTCTTCCGGTGCAGCTAGTTTGAGACGGCACATATGCGCTGCGTTCAGCGGCTCGCGTTTGAGTTCTCCGGCCTCATAGAATACAAACTCATCACCAATCGCGGCTCCCACAGGCCTGTCGTCGAATCTCCAGTTTGGGTCGCGTGCTAATGTAACTGCGAGCTTGGCGATGCCTTTATAATCATTGCGGCTTTTGCAGGTCGGGCCCTCCCAAGATGATATGACGTCAATCACTTCTTCTTCTGTGACTTCGTGCCAGATCAATTCGTCGTCTAGCCGCCAGAGTCTGCCGAGATCCCCGACATAAGTGTTGGTTGTTAATAGACGCCTTGCCCACTGGCCGTGCGTTTCAGGCCCGACATCATCAACGCCGTGAATCAACTCCGTGACCATGCGCCGCATTGCAGCGACGGGTGTAGAGAATCGGCGCGCCAAAAGTGAAGTCAGCGGCCCGATCGTCGTCTCCGTGAGGGATCCGTCTGCAGCGAGCTCAACCAACCGATTGCGCCAGAAGGTTTCAAGGTTATCCAACGCCATGCCAGCCCAACGAACTATCTCAGACTCCAAAGAGAAAGCGTCCTCGACCGACGGAAGATTATCGAACTCATCAGTCATATGTTTGTTCCTTGCATTGCTTCATGATCTGAGCAGCAACGTAACGGTTCTGGACAAAAGCAATGCACTCTTCGCCGAAGAAAAGATTGATGGTTCCTTCACAACCCTTGGCGGTGACCTTAATATAAGTGAAGTGTGCCAGCTCTCGTTTTTGCTTTTGGGTTTTCAGCCTGATCGTGGCTTCATTTAAAGCGATTGCTGTCCGCGTCGACCACAACGTGAGCAGATTCAATATCAGTTGCATTGTTTTTCTCCAGCCATCAAAAGCTCTTCTGTTATTAATTCGTGGGCCCATGCGGTAAACTCGTTCCAAGTTTTATCAGCGCAATGGCCATGGTGGCACCGGAAAGCACCGTGATAATCGTTCTCTGGACTGGGCCAATGAATTGAGGAGCCTGTGTCTACCCTGTCTGAATGATCGTCAATGAATGGGCATATAACGTCATACCAACCGTCATAGTTGCCGCGTTCTGTGTGGTATTCCTTTATTGCGCCAGCGTCTCTCAACCAGCGCAGAAGGCCTCGGAAGTAATCCATTTTGATGTCGCGTTCAGGATCTTTCACCTTCAGGACTTTTTGTTCTTTGAATGCTGGCTTCAGGCTTAATCGCAATGCACTAGCCAAGCCGTCCATCGACCACAGCGGCCCGACGCCATCCTCCAGCCGACACCGCCAGCCGCCATACTTGCGCTTGCCGTTAATGAATCCAGGAAGTCGGAAGACGCGATTGACTCCTTTCATCCCAGGATCTTTGCCGTCGGCAAGACGCTTGCGCACAAAGCCATCCAGCAACGCCGACACACGGGCCTTGTCTGGTTCTGGGGTTTCCAAAACGAACATCCACTGGTAATTGTCTGGTGATGTTTCGAGCTTAAATGTAGGTTCAATCCCTTTCAACACGGATGCAGGGACTTTGGTGCCGATGTCGTCAATCATCACCACACGACAACTATTAAACAGATCCTGTCTGCGGCGAAATTCACCACGCTCGTTGCGATGAAAGGTTGAGATGGCCAAATAGCCGTTGGTGTGCTCGGGACTGATTGGCAGCTGGTCGCCGGAGCGCCATGGGGTGGGCCGCCACTTACCTTGAATGTCATCATACGGATCACCTTTAAAACCGCAGAAGATAAAGCGCTCCTCTGGGGTGGTGCCGCCTGTTGTGGCTGATAAAAATTCGAGAAATTCTAAGGGTTCCATTTCAACTCCAATAAAAAAGGGCCGCACCTAAACGAACAAAAGTGCGGCCCTCAAACTCAACAACGAGAATAACCCTTAGAAGGTTAAACTCAATTATGACTATATAGGACGCAAAGTAAACCTAGAAATCGTCCTCCTCTCCATGAACACTAGACGCATCAGCCGATTCCGGAGCAGAGTCGTTTTCTCGCTGCACCTCAACCTTACCAGCCCGACAGAGCTTGTAAAAGTCCACCGCAAAACGGACCAATTCCGGATCTTCGATGAGTCCTGCATAAGCGAATTTTATGCCATACCAGCTACCTTGATCGTTGCTCTCCGGTTGGGTTGTGATGTCAAGACGGTGGGCGAATAATGGCAGTCGCTGTTGGCCATTCGGCGTCTTCTGATACTTCTCAGAGAGCATCGTGATCAAGCGGCGCGACTTTTTGATCTGGGTGCTGGATACGGGATAGAGCACTTTATTCACCGCTCCATTGGGCGTTATGAATAGGCCGTAATGATTGTGGGTTTCTTCTAAACGATCTGAAGTTCCAGGACGCTTATCGGTTCCGATGTCAATCTCTCCACGATCGTTTTTGAAGTATATGCGGCCATCCACCTTGCTCACTTCTTCACTGCTCAAAAGGCCTCCCAACTCAGCGGAAGTGTATTCACCTTTGTATCCGCCGTCTGAGCCGCGGGGCGACCAGCGAATAAAACGGACATTGTGATAGCAGCTAATGAATTGGCAACCTTCTTCACGACCGGAAACGAATTCATTGGACACGGTATTAAGAAACATGCCTGCCTTTGCGTCTTTATTGAATTCGGGTTTGGTTTCGTCAACTTGCGGCGAGTTGCTTTGGATGATTCGCAAAAATGGTATTGCGTATGAATGCTCACCAGCCTCCTCGAATCCGGCGTCTACGAAATCAGTGAATAGATCTGCCGTCACGAGAGCGTTGTCTGATGCGTTTTTTGCTGCTGGGGTCTTTGAGTTTTTAGCCATGGGGTTATTACCTGTTGGTTGGTTGTGTTAAAAAATTGTTCGGGTCTTTATTTAATCTTCACCCAATCGAATGAATTCACTGTAAAGGCGCTGGTGGGAAGTTCTTCGCCTTTTTCAATCATCTCGTTGCCCCAAGCTTTCAATCTTGCTGCGTGGAGTGATTCAGTCAAAGAGAAGTTGGTGCAGTCATCTTGGATTTCTTCCGCCACACGATCGGCGTCGTCGCCTTCAACCACCAGCTTTTTCGTGATGATGTCGTCGTGGCCATTAGCTCTTAACCACGCGATGGCTGCAGCCAGCTTCTTGGCTGGGGAACTAACTTCAGTGACGCGAGCCAAATCCATCTGCGGGCCGTCTTTGAGTTTTATAGAGTCTAATCCGAGCTCGCCCATAATTGCAGGCAGGAGTGTAGACTGAACGAGATTGAGTTTTTGCTTTATTTCTGCGACTTCAAAGTTTGCCGCAGTCAATTTGTCTGCTAGTTCTGAAGCGTATTTGGTCAGTGCGGATAATTGTTGGGTTGGGGATAGGTCTTTTAAAGACTCTGGTTTCAGGTCAGTGGCCTGTGCGATTGGGGTTTCGGGCATATCAGTTCTCATTAATTGGTTGAGGTGTATTTCAGGAATCGGATAATCGCTCCTATCAGGCGCAAAGTCAAACATTATTTTCGTTATTCGTCGATTATTTTGTAATATAATGCTTGCGTTTCGTTTCGTTTGACCTTATAATTAAGCCTCATTAAACGAAACGCAAAACGAGGATCTCAAAAATGCAAAACTTCAAAACCGCAAAAGAAGGTGCAGTCAGACTAAACGAAACTAATGACTGTGCAGTGAAAGCTGTTTGCATCGCCGCTGAAGTTGATTATGAGGCGGCCCACGCTGCACTGAAAGTGCAAGGCCGAAAAAACCGCAAAGGCGCACAACTCCACATGATTATCAATGCGGTGGAGTCTTTAACAGGCAATCGTCCAATACTGAACCACTTATCTCAGCGCCGCACGGTAAAAACACTAACACGAAAAGAACCAAGATTGAAAAGAGGCAATTGGATCGCACTCACCAAGAATCACGCATTGGCGGTGGTTGATGGTGTGGTTGAAGACTGGACTGCAGAGCGCGGCAACTTAGTAAATAGGTTAATTGAAGTGGTTCCGAATAAGACCGCAGCGCCAAAACCAACCCAACCAAAACCAACCCAACCAACCCAACCAAAATCTGCACCAACCAACGCAGCGCAATTCGTTCAAAATAAAGTAAAAGCCAATGGCGTTATTTACCGATCGGTTCGTCAGGCATTCGCTCACCTTAACTTAGAAGACAAAAAGCACCAAGCGTTCCGATTAATTCTGAAGCGGGATCGAGTCGCTACATTCGGCGGATACACATTCGAAATTATATAATTATTTTGCAATATAATGGTTGCCTTTCAATCCGGAAAGGCATATAATCAAGTCTCATTAAACGAAACGAGAAAACACAATGGCCAATTTAATTCCTTCAAAAAAAGTTCACAGCACAATCCTATTCATGGGCGAGGAGTTCGACTCTGCGGAATATCGCGAAATTACACTCATCGGTAAATACGAAGGTGAAGCATTCCACGAGTCCCTAGTCTGCACTGAAGAAGGTTGGGTAATGGAAGGTGGTGGAGCGACTGCAGGCGAAGTTTTAAATGACATGGACGCCGGACTGCTCAGAGTTACGGAGATGCACACAGACTTAACAATGAACGAAGAAGCTTAATTATTTTGCAAAATAATGCTTGCCTTTCAATCCGGAAAGGCATATAATCAAGTCTCATTAAACGAAACGCAAAACTAGGATCTCAAAAATGTATCAAGCTCAAACACTCAACCAAACAGCGATTTCTAAAGTAGCAGAGTTAACAGGTGCAACCGTTCGAGAAATCGAAATGGACGTTCTTGACGGTGTAACCGCTGTCGTTGAGATGTACGAAGATATCGTTTTTGCTCCAACAACTTCTATCTCAAGCCAAGTAATGTCCATGGGCGTTCGCTTAGCTTAATACTCACCCAACCGGAGAATTTAAAATGAAAGCACCTGAAATCAAAGATCTAGAATCGCTCACAGGCCCGCAGCTGGTCGCGTTATTTAACCAAATGAACCCAGACGCAAAACCGATCAAAAGATTCGCAGACCGCAAAACCGCAATCGCCCGAATAATGAAGTCGGCGCCTGTGAAAACCGAAGTCGCAGTCGAAAAAGCCATCGCGGCACACTACAGTGATCGTGGCATGGGCCAAGTCCGAGCGTGGGCGGATCCAAAATGCCGACAACGCCGATCCACCAAAAATGCGGTGGACGTGGACGGAATGGAATTCGGTTCGGTGCGCAAAGCATTCAAATATCTAGGTTTGCCGGACAAAAAGCACCAAGCATTCCGACGCGATTTAAAAGCAGCCGGCTCTCTGGAATGGACTGACGGTGAAATCAATTATTTCTTTTCTGTAATACGCTAATCAACTAAGGTCGCTGGGACTCACTCAGCGGCCAACACCCCAAGAGGACTCAACAATGTTTATTCACACAGCCCCAATGTCAATGGAAGAAATCCGCCGCGTTGCTCCTGCCGTCTTCGGCAAATATCCTGCAGCCGGACGCACTGATCGTTACCGCATGATCGATTCCGCTGGCGTCATTGAGCGATTAGGTGCTCACGATTATTTACCAATGGACGCGGGACAGGACAAGCCCACACGACGCGACCCGATGACTGTGCGTCACATGGTGCGGTTCGTTCACAAAGACAACTTTGACCGTCAAGCCGTCCAAGGGGAAACGGTGCCGCAGATTCTATTCTGGAATTCCCACAACGGACGAACCAAGGCGCGATTAACGCTGGGCATGTATCGATTCGTTTGCGCCAACGGCATGGTTTGCGGAACTGACACAGCGGTGATCGCCGTTCCTCACTCTATGGAGGCTGCCAACAAAGCCATCATCGACGGGATCACGACTATAGATGAGGAACAGAAGAAGCAGATTGCCTGCATTGATGGCTGGGATAAAAAGGAGTTGACCGATACTGCTATGCACGCCTTTGCTGAAAAGGCGCTGGAATTGCGCTTTGGCGCGAATTCGGTGAATTACAGCAGCACCGACGCTCTGCAGGCAATTAGAAGTGAGGATGAAGGCCGCACGTTGTGGAAAGTGCTCAACCGCGTCCAAGAAAACTTAACCACTCGACCCTTGTCCGGTGTGAATGGGAATGGCCGCTCGGTCGTCTCACGCCCGATCAACGGGATTGAGAGTGACTTGAGGGTGAACAGGGCCCTTTGGGATCTTGCGGCTGCGGTTGCGGCTTAAATTTAACAGGCCACGGACGGCCTTTCATAGAGGTAATTATTGTGACTGAATTTAACGAAAAACTAGCACGAGAAACATTGGCGTTCATTAAAGCCAATCCCGCCGAATGGGACCAAACCAGTTTTTTGCCAAGACCGCGACCGGACGGGCCCTGCTGCTTTGCAGGATTGGTGGCGCGCAACGAGATGAGCTGGGAAAGCTGGCTGAGCATGTGGGAAGACAGTGACTTGGACGTGCCGTTTATTGCCGCTGAGTTGCTGGGTGTGGAATTCTCCATAAATGGAGAAACCCCACTTTTCAAAGCAGCAAATTCAATAGAAGATCTAGAGCACATCATCAACGGCCTCGCTGCCGAAGCAGACACCAAAACTACGGAGACCTTGCTATGAGCAGAATAGAATGTGCGTACGTGAAAAATTATTACAAAGTTCCTGCGGAGATTGGCCGTCTCGTCACCGTGAACGGTCGAGACGGGATTATCGCAAAGGATCGTGGACATTACATCGGAGTTAACTTCGACGACGATAAGCCTAGAGTTATTTGTAACTGCCACCCGACATGGAAAGTCGAATACAAAGGAATTGGCACGGTTCGCTGCTTAACAAAAAGTCAAAAGCGATACAGAAGATTTTTAGAGCACGGCGATTGCTTTGACAGTTTCATCGATTTCTGCCGCTGGGACGCCGAGCCAGCCAGAAGCTGGAACCAATAACCCCATCCTATAGGTGATATATGAATATTAAATTGAACGAGTGGTTGCCGTGCGTTGATTCGCGCTATGAAGCAAAGGTTTTTAGTGACAACGGAGAGGAGGCTCACCGCTACATCGGAGTTATTCGTTACAATCCAAGTTACGCACCAGAAATAAACCATGAGAAGCCGGTGTCGTGGGCGGATAGTGGAGCGTCAACTAATAGCATGGCTTACAACATCAAAATACCGCGTTACGAAACTGTGCTGATTAAGATACCAGAAGGAGCGGAAAGAGTCGGCCTTGAATTTTCCGATGGCCACGGGGATATTCTGGAAGAATGGGCGGGGAGCGTCGAAGAATGGCTAGAAGCAAATGGGATGGAGTAATTATATGCAAATAACAGACGAATACATTAATAAGCTGTTTGAGGGAACTGACTTCGGAACGCCGATAAATAACTCTGTTTTAGAAAAGCGTAAGACTTTGCGAGGAGCTTTGGCAAATCAGACGATGGGGTTTTGGTCTGGATCTACGATGTATCGGTTGATGATCCGAGGTGGTTTTTTAATTGACGCCCCGAGCGAATCAAAAAAGAAATTGACGTTGCTGGGTGAAGCGTTTATAGACGAGGTTCTTGATAATGAAATCCAATAAACCGATAACACTACTACAGAAGGTGAATAAATGTATGCAATAAAGCACAAAAGAGAGTTCGCATTCCGCTTTCCGTCCAATACGCCTAAGCAGCTGGAGGTTCGTTTGCAGCGGTGGGCTGCGTATGAGAAGGCGAGGAAACCACGCAACTCTAACTGGACTCTGGAGGACTGCATGAAGAATTATGAGCGGGTGCATATTAAGATAACAACCATCTGATGTGTGTTGTGAGGTCTGCGGTTTAACGGTTGCAGGCCTTTTTTTGCCTATTATTCGTGGAGTCAACTTGGCCTGTGGTTTTCCCAATTCAGCCCAAAGTTCCAGCCAGAACCACTTTCGCCGATTTCCTCCATTTCATCGACTTAGCCGCGTGTAATCGGGAAGTTGGCCCAAAGTGTACAAGTTGACTGGTGTTGGCCGCGTGCAGGTGATTGATATATAAGGGAAAGGCCAATAGGCCAATTTAAGTCTATTTTTAAATAATAACTAATTTATATATAAAGAGGGAAGGGAATAGGAGTATATACACCGTCTCCCTATATAAATAAAGTTTTGTTTTCAAATTGGCCTATTGGCCGGAGCGCTGATTGCGGCTGTCGTTGGGGGTTTACGATGCGCCAGTTTAAGTGGATAATCAGCCCATGCAGAAGAGACAAACAATATGCAATAAGATCGGTTGTGCCAAGTTGACACGCAGCTCTTATTGCGAAGACCACACCAAGGCGTCAACCTATGACCGGAAGCGTGGCACCCCAGCAGAGCGCGGCTATGACCCCAAGATATGGAAGCCGTTGCGTGCAGCGTTGTTTGCCAGAGATCCTTACTGTCGCAATTGTCTAATCAAGAAGTCCACCGACGCGGCCCACATCAGGCCTAGGAAGAGCAAGGAGGATGATACACTGGGCAACCTAAGAGGGTTGTGTCATAGTTGTCATAGTCATGAGACTGTTATGATGGATGGAGGTTTCGGCAGGGATGCTGTTGGGTCTCGTGCTTGCAATATGGTAATCATTGCTGGTGCACCCAATACAGGCAGGCGTCGTTTGGCGGCGGAAAGATGGCCGCGTCATAAAGTGTTCACTTCATTCCCATTGGATAGCTTTGAGGGTATTGTTGAAGCGCGCCATTGGGCGCAGATATATCGATCAGACATAGACACAGTTAGTATTGCGGCGCGCTTTGGTGGTGATGTCTGCTGCATTCTTTATGCACCCAACCCAGCGTTGAGAGAGCGACTTGCTGGAGCGCATCAGGCAGAGGTGATAACGTGCCACTTCAGTCCTGAAGACGAAGTGATCTCTACACCAGCTGTCAAGGCTGTCAGTGATTGGTGGACAGTTAGCTTTGAACCTAGTGGTGTGGACTCAGGAAGATACGGTGTTTAATTCATTCATTCATTGCCGTCCTGACACACAGCAAGTCAACGATGCATTCAAGGGGGAGGGCGGGTCAATCCTTTTCAACCAGCCATCAGTAGCACCGCCGCCCCACCATTCACACACAACTCCTGATAAATTCACTGAGGAATGACATGGCAAATAAGGTTCCGACCAACATCTTGAAATTACGCGGCGCAGAAAAAGGCCACGGGGATCGAATCAAAGCTCGTGAAGGCGAGATAGAAGATAATCGCGAGGTTGGTGGGCCTCCGTCTTATTTGAGCACCGCCGAGAAACGCACATTCAGCGAATTGAAGCGAGAAATCTATCCTGGATTGCTTTCCGGTTCCAGCAGAACAGCTCTCGCGGCTTTGGCCAAGCTCGTCACACGAATGAAAGCCGATGCTGCTGCAGACGCTGTGAATGCAGTTGAGTTGCGGCAAGCACTCGGAGACTTCAAGGGAGAGCGCGAGAATGACGACCCTGCGTTGTGCCAGTTGCTGTCCGCTTTTGTTTCATTCATGACGCACAGCAGACCGATGACGACAGCTGAATTCTCCCAATTACGATCCATGTTCGGCAAGTTCGGGCTCACCCCGATTGACGCAGTGGGCTTGAAGCCTGCGGGGAAAGGTGTCGGTGCCAAACCAAAATTCTGATTCACTGCTGGGCGTTTTCGCGAATGCCCCGTATATTACAAAGGCTCTGATTTATGCGTACGACGTCATCCACGAAAGAAAGCCTGCGTGCAAGCAAGAAAAGCAAGCTTCACAGCGATTCGTTGACGATCTTGGTCGCACTGGCGACGACTGGCCGTGGTTCTTTGATGTCGCAAAGGCAGAAGACCCTTGCGAGTTTATTGAGAAACTGCCACACACCAAGGGCCGTTGGGCACGCGGCCAAAACACAATCACTCTGGAAGGTTGGCAGTGTTTCATTATCGTTAATGTTTTTGGCTTTGTGGACGAACATGGTTTGCGACGGTTTCGCGATGTATACGCCAAGATCCCTCGAAAGAATGGCAAGTCGTTATTAGCAGCAGCCGTCGCGCTGTATATGTTTCTCAAAGACGATGAGTTTGGGGCTGAGGTTTACTCCGGCGCGACAACAGAAAAGCAAGCTTGGGAGGTTTTCAAGCCTGCCAAATTGATGTGCCAGCGCGCTCCAGGATTGCAGGAGCAGTTTGATATTGACATCAACGCGAAGAATATGGCCATCCTGTCAGACGCCAGCAAGTTCGAGCCTCTGATCGGAAATCCTGGAGACGGATCAAGCCCTTCTTGCGCTATAGTTGATGAATATCACGAACACGTGTCCAACGACTTGGTTGACACCATGGAAACGGGCATGGGTGCTAGAGAACATCCACTCATGCTTAAAATCACCACAGCAGGATCAACGCAAGGAGGCCCCTGCCACACAGCAGAATTGGAATACTGCGACATTCTTAGTGGAATTTTTCGTGACGACAGAGCGTTCATCATCATTTTTGGCGTGGATCCGGAAGATGACTGGACCACTGAAGAAGCATTGATCAAGGCGAATCCCAACATTGATGTGTCTGTGAGCAAGGAATTTCTGCGGAATGAACAGGCAAAAGCGATTCGCTCCCCTTTGCGGCAAAACACATTCCGCAGAAAGCACTTAAACATTTGGGTGGGTGCTGCAGCTGCATTTTTGAATCTAGAGGATTTCATGAAGTGCGCAGACCCGACGCTGAAAATAGAGGATTTTGATCAACACGAATGTTCATACGTCATCGATTTAGCGTCTAAAATCGATATAATCTGCACTTTGCGCCTTTTTCACGAGTATAGGAACGGAGAATTGCATTATATCGCTTTTCCTAAATTTTATTTGCCGGAGGAGGCTGTTTTCAGCGAGAATACAGGTAAATATGAATCTTGGGTTAATGCAGGCTATCTTGAAACGGTTGATGGCAGTGAATTGGACATCGGTGAATTTCAGCAAACCATCGAAGATGACCTCTCCGGCTATATGGTTGGTGAATTGGTTTATGATCCTTGGAGAGCAGTTCAACTTGCACAATACTTTGAGAAGCAGGGGATCCAAACTGTTGAATTTAGGCAGAACAAGCAAAACTTTTCTCCAGCTATGTATGAGCTGGAGGCCGCTATCACCTCGAATCGTCTTCACTACAGCCCGAATCCGGTTCTTGAATGGATGTGCGGAAACCTTGTCGCAAAGGCGGACGCTTATGATTTGCTCGTGCCTGTGAAACAGTTAGTCACGAGCAAAATTGATGGGGCTGTTGCTCTGTTGATGGGCATTGGCAGATTGATGTTCAAGGAAGATTCTGGGCTGGATGATTATTTAAACTCGGTGAACAAGTGAGCAATTTGAATTTATTTTCTACATTGATAGGCCAATTTACGAATGTTGGTGGGTTATCAGGACCCGACTCCGGCAGCCAGAACACAAGCCCAAGAAAGAGGAGCACGGACGCAAGCATCAACGTCAGCGACGAAAGAGCGATGCAGCTTTCTGCCGTTTGGGCTTGCACTCAACTCATAGTGAATTCTGTTTGTTCACTGCCTTTGAAATTCTATAGATCCGGTGACGACGGCTCCACTGAAGTCAGCCGGAACCATCCTCTGCGAATGCTTTTTGATGGGCGGCCCAATAGAATCATGAAGCCGCGAGACTTCAGAAAAGCCATAACAACGCAGCAATGCCTCTGGGCGAATGCCTATGCAGAGATAACATTTCGTGATAATGGTGAGCCGATCTCCATTTATCCTTTGCGTCCTGGACGAATGACTCCTGTGCTGCTGAATGGAGAACTCACTTATCACTACCAGACACCTTCTGGGCTTGTGGTGTATGCAGCCAAATCGATTATGCACTTGAAAGGGTTGGGCTCCGATGGCGTGGTTGGTTTTGAACGCAACAATTATGCACGAGAAGCTTATGGATTGGCAGTCAGTGCCGACGTTTACGCAGCCAAGCAGTTTGCCCATTCCGGTCGGAGTGGCGGCGGATACCTCATGTTTGATACGTTTTTGAATAGAGTCCAGCGTGAGCAAGCGACAGAACTTTATGGCAACATCAGCTCCACAGCGTATGAAAAGGGAAAGCCTTGGTTGTTGGAAGGTGGTGTGAAGTATATGCCGGATGATGTTGAGCCGGACAAGATGCAAATGATCGAGACGAGAAAGATGCAGGTTTCAGAGATCTCTCGATTTTTCGGCGTTCCGGAAGTCTTGATCGGCGGCGGGTCTGCAGTCAGTGCGTGGCCAGCGAGCTTTGAGCAACAACTTCTTTCATTCATGACATTCACCCTTCAGGATTACATTGATGAGTGGGAGCACGCAGTTAAGTATTCTTTGATTCGTGAGCGAGGAATCTACGCCGACCATGACGTGACAGGATTCATCAAAATGGATTCAGCGGCCAAAGTTGCTCTTCATTCCAGTTGGGTTCAGAACGGAATTAAGACCAGAAACGAGATCAGAAAGATTAACGGCGACCTCGCAATAGATGGGGCTGATGATTTAACGGCGCAATCCAACTTGACTCCTTTGGACAAATTAGGGACAATACCACTACAAAGTAATTCGTCCCAGACCGATTCCACACAACCTGTGAAGCAATAAGATGAGTACAAAATTAGTTTTTAAGGCGCTGCCCATTCAGTCTGCGAACTTCGAGATCAAAAGTTCCGCAGACGGCAAAACGGCGACGATTAAGGGATACGCATCCACATTCGACAATGTGGATCTGGATGGCGACGTTATTCGCAAAGGCGCTTTTGCCGAATCCATCAAAGGCGGCGGACGCTTTCCGATGTTTGTTAATCACGACCATTATGCAATTCCTGTGGGCGGATTTGACTCTCTGAAAGAAGATGACCAAGGATTGTATGTTGAAGGTGCGATAAATCTCGGCCACCGAGACGGCCCTTCATTGAAGTCTGCCGTTGAGAACAATGACATGCCTGCATTCTCGATCGGCTTTCAGATCCCCGCCAAAGGCGCGATGTGGATTGAAGAGCCGGAAGAAGGCGGCCCAGACCGTGAGATTGTGAAAGCGAATCTCAAAGAAATTTCAATTGTCACGTTTCCTGCTAATCCTGCAGCGAAGATCGACAGTGTGAAATTCGATTTAAATTCTTTCCCGCATGACTTTGAGTCGTGTACGGATCGGGACGTGGAGCATTACCTGAGAGATTTAGGCTTCTCCAAGTCATTAGCCGTGGCCATCGCTACACGCAAGTTTAAGCAGAGTGACTCTGTTTTTAAGCCATCCAGCGTTTTAGATTTAGACTCAATATTCACCATTCCACAAAGGTAACCCAAATGGGAACTCAAGTTAGTTATCAGGATCCAGACGGCACGCTTAACATTGTTAAGTTTGAAGCTGCACTGGTTGAAAAGCACGGCGAACTTTTGACTGTTTTTGAAAAAGCGGAAGAAGAAGCTAAAAATGCAAACGCCCTCTCCGCCGAAACCAAATCGGCTGTTGAAGGCATTGCGTCAGAACTGAACAGCCTTTCAGACGCCATTCAAGAGCTTCAGCAGAAGACTGCCGGAGAAACCGATTCGGACGATGTTCAAGAAGCGCTCGGCAAGCGATTCCTCGAGACTGATCAGTGTAAGGCGCTGATGGAAGGTCGTCAAGGTTCTGCGCGCATGGACATGAAAGCTGCAATCATTAACGCCACAGGCCAGAATCAGCCGTTGGTTCCTTCAGACCGTTTGTCTGGAATCAATGCGGTTCCGAATCGAATGATGACCATTCGTGATTTGCTGCCGACCACAACAACCACCAGCAACTTGGTCGAGTTCGTTCGTGAGAACGTCTTCACCAATAGCGCGGCAACAACCGTGGCCGGATCACCTCAACAGTTTGAAAATGTAACTAAGCCCGAGTCGAGCATCACGTTCACTTTGGCCCACGAAGCAATTCAGACGCTGGCGCATTGGATTCCTGCTTCTAAGCAGGTTCTTGACGATGCACCGCAGCTGATGAGTTATATTTCTGGTCGTCTGGTGTATGGCTTAAAATTGTACGAAGAGAATCAATTGCTTAATGGCACAGGAGCCAATGGTCAATTGAACGGCTTGCGAACTCAAGCAACAGCTTATGTTCAAAGCTCTTCTCCTCACACAACCAACGAAATTGACGTTATCCGTGACGCAATTCGGCAGGCTCAAGTTTCTGAGTATATGCCGGACGCAATCGTTCTTAATCCGCAGGATTGGTACGACATTGAGATTCGCAAAGTTGGTAGTGCGGATGATCGATATGTTATTGGTAATCCTCGTCAGCTTATGGGCTCTCCACTTTGGGGACTTCCTGTCATTGTTACGAATTCAATGACGTCTGGAAACTTCCTGTTGGGCTCATTCCAAATGGGCGCTGAAATCAAGGATCGTGAGCAGAGTTCTGTTGAAGTCTCTCGTGAAAACTCTGATAACTTTGTTAAGAACATGGTTACCATTTTGGCGGAAGAACGATTGGCGTTGATCGTTTATCGCACAGAGTCTCTGATCACAGGCACTTTATAATCGAAAGCCTCACGGCGAAACCCAAGAAGCCTCTGGAACGTCAGAGGCTTCTTTTTGCAGGTGGAAAATGAAAATAAGATTCGTAAGCAACCCCATCACCCCGCACGGCTCTTTCAGCAGAGGCGAAATTATTGATTCTTCTCAATATCCGGAAGCCTTTCTCATGCATCTCGTGCATGATTGCGGCGCAGCGGAATTCATTGATGCTCCTGTCGCAGCTATACAGAACAAGCTCGACCCCGCATTGAAAAGAGAGCTCAAAAAAAAAGAGGATTCACAGTCGCAGCCACAGGCCCGAGCCTCAAAAAAGAAAGCGTCGAAAAAGCGGCCAAACACACCCAAGTAATTTTAGTCAACGACGCATACAAGTTGCTTCCTGATGGCGATTACTTGTATGCGTGTGACAACCGTTGGTGGCGATATCACAAAGATGCAGTCCAAGCGCAATTCAGCGGCAAAAAGTATTATCCAGTTGATGCCGACCGCCAAAACCTCATAGATCCGCACATCGTTGCAGATCTCGATATGTTTGGGGTTGCAGCTTCTTTTGGAGGAGGGTTTGATCCCACACAAATCAAGTACGGGCCGCGAGACGGCTCTGCCAACAGCACTTACCAAGCATTAACACTTGCGTTCCTCCTAGGAGCTGAGTATGTGGTTCTGTTGGGCCTCGATCTTTCGGCAGGCCATTTCTTCGGCGACCACCCACCGGAAATACGCGGCCCGAATGAACACTCCCGCCAGAAGAATGCATTCAAGACGTTTCCCAAAGACAAACAAGTTTTCAATGCCTCCCCAACAAGTAAACTAGATGTTTTTCCGAAGTATACTTTGAGCGAAATATTTGATGATTAGAGACTTGTATGCAGGAAAGCGCAGCAAGAACAGACTGGGAGTTATTGTCGGCACAGGCCCCTCTCTGGATGAGGCTGATGTTAAGCTTGCTCGTGCAATGGGAGTTCCTTTGTTTGGGGCCAACCGAGCCGCAGAGCTGGGAATGGATGTTGTGTTGGGTTGCAACACGCAGTTTTGGGACAGATATTATTTGTGGTATGAAGGCATGAATTGCGACTTGTGGTCCACTCGTCCGGACGCTCTTAGCAATAGGTGGCCTGAAGTTCGATACATCCGAGAAGTCTGGCGAGACGGAATTTCGGTTGTTAATTCTTGCATTCACGCGCACCACGGATCAGGGCCGCAGATCTTTAATCTCGCGTACCACTATGGGATTCGAACCTTTTTACTGATAGGTTGGGATATGCGATACGGCGGTAAGATCTCAGACACAAATTATGAAGAGCCTCGTCATTTTTTCGGTGAATATCCACCCTGCCTTCAGCATTGGCCGAAGACAGGCCCGAATGGCGAGCTTACAGGATTAATCAAGGCGATGGAAACTATCGATCCGGAAAAATATGCAATAAAAGTTTTCAACTGCACGCCAAATAGCGCGTTGACGCACTTTCAATCAGAAGACTTCACGGAGGCTGTTCATGCCTATTGCTCATAAAGAACCTTTGAATGTGTGGTGTGTGTTTTGGGGAACCAAATACAGTCCCGCTTATGTTTATGCGCTGAGAGAGGCTCTGGAAGTTAATCTCAGAGTCCCATTCATTTTTCGTTGTATGACTGATGAAGATCTCCCTTTCATTGATTGCGTGCCTTTTCCGGACAAAAACTTGGAAGGTTGGTGGAATAAGATGCAATTATTTGCCTCTGACACCAAAAGAAACTTATACTTTGATCTTGACGTCATCATCACTGGGAGTTTAATTTACCTTGAGCAATATTTTCAATACAAATTCGATTTTTCTGCGCCATCAAATTGGGCGGCGTCTGGTTTTGGCGGCATACAGTCTTCTGTTATGGCTTGGGATCATAGACCTGACATCTGGGAAGCTTTCAACCGAAACCGAGAAGAGAATGTCAGTTCTCTTTATGGGGATCAAGAATTTATATATCAGTATCTTGGGGAGGATTGGAATCGGATTGAAGGCATTTATTCATTCAAGTATCACTGCCTTCAGTCTCTTCGCGGCGACGAGCGTGTTGTTGTTTTCCACGGCAAGCCTGACCCCCATGAGACCGTAAATACATGGACGTGGCAATATACTATAACCCTGCGCAATCTCATCAGTCTGATCACGGAATTTGGCTTGCTAGAGGCCTTGAAGCGTTGGGACATAAAAGTTATCTCACAGCCCAAAGGAGACCGATCAGAGGAGCTCACATCCATATAGTTTCTGGGCCATACTGGATGCTTCCTGTTTTCAACAGACTCAAGAAGAAGTATAATGTGCTCTGGTTGGATCGCAGCCTTATGCGTCCTGATCCCTTTCACGTTTCTCTCGGTTGGCTTCTTCCGCAAGGAGGAAGAGCGTTCCCTCAAGGCAAAGGTCGTAAAAAGCTACGACTCGCCTCGATGAAGCGCGGCCATCGGACGCTGTGCTTGGTTGATTACGGGAAATCGCCTGTTAAGCCAGACGCAGACACCATAAGGTATCACCCAGACCAAGTGACGCCGACAGAGTCTTTGAAGAAAGTTCTTGAGTGCCACGACGCAGCTTTCGGCGAGTCTAGCAGTTCATTGGTGAAAGCTGCACTGATGGGCTTGCGAGTTCACGCGGCAGATCCCAACCATATTTTAAATCAACCCGATTGGGCCAGCACTCTGCCTTATGCAGACTGGTCAGAAGCTGAAATTTCCCGAGGAGAGCCATGGGCACTATTACTACCATTATTGAGCCAACTGCAGAGCCAGTCACTATTGCAGAGCTGAGTCAGGCTTTGCGCGTAGACCAGAGTGATGATGACGCACGACTTGCGATGCTGATTTCCGTTTCACGGCGGTGGGTTGAGCAATTCACTGGATATTATTTGATGCCCCAAGTTGTTGAGCTTTCATTACAATCATTCCCCAACGCTATTTTTCAGCTGGGTGTTTGGCCAATCATTTCGGTTGACTCTGTAAAGTATGACGACACAGGATCTCCTCAAACAGAACAGACGCTCACAGAAGGATCAGATTATTTAATTGATCTTGTGACTCTTAATGGACAGCTCTGTGCAGTCAATGGGTGGCCTGCTGTTGCCGCCAAGTTTAATCCTGTGCGTATAAGGATGACGGTCGGGCATGCGCTGGCTGGTTCACCGGAGGTCTCTACGGTTCCTGATTTTTTTCGTGAAGCTCTTATGGCCTATGCGGGATATCTGTATGATGATGAGAGTTCTATGAAAGACTTGGCAGAGCAGATCTTGATCCCTTACAGGATGCTGTCGTGAAACAGAGGAAGCCTCTTCACAAAAGACTTCGGCATAGAATTCGCATAGAAGTCGCCACAGAAACTAAATCTGCGACAGGCGCTGTGAGCAGAACTTGGGCTGAACACAAAACGGTTTATGCAGAAAAACGAACTGTCGGCGGCAACGAGTTCAACCCGACAGGTTTGGAGCTCAATAAGATTTCGGTGATATTTGGAGTTCGTTGGAGCGCAGCGCTGGAGCCGATAATTGGCTTGGAGCACGACGCCAGAATTGTTGATTTAGCAACCAACCTGATTTATGAAATTGTTCCTCCGATAAATCACATCAATGGACAAAGACGCAAGATTGAGATCTCTGCAACCAACATAAACGCCGAAATCTGATGACAGGAAAAATCAAACTGGTTGGAGTGAAAGCTACAGCACAGCGACTGAAGAAGTTGAGCGCTGAAGTGCGCAAAAGGCACGTGGACACCTCATTGCGTAAAGGCGCGAATGTCGCTAAAGTTGCTGTTCAGACTGAAGCTCCGGTTGATACAGGAAAACTCAAAGCCTCGATTGTCGTTCGTCGCTCTGCCAAGGATAGTAATCCTGGAGCGACCACGTATCACACAGGAGTGCTTTTGAATGCTTGGTATTTCCCTCTTGTGGAATTTGGCACTTCAAGCCACTTGATTAAGACGAAAAAAAAGAGCATACTTGCATCCAGCAACGCCAGTTCTGCAGGGCCTGCAAAGCCCCAATTTTTTGGCACTGCTGTTAGGCATCCAGGATCTGCAGCGACGGGATTTTTTCGTCGTGGTTGGGCGAAGTCCCGCAAGCAGTCTATGGACGCTACATTAAATTTATTGAAGAAAAGGTTGGGAACCAAGTGAGCTTTGAAGCTTCTGTTTACACATCACTTTCCGGCTCTGTTGATGTCACAGCACTTGTTGACGGAAGGATTTTTCCGTCCGTTGCGCCGGAGGACACTTTGATGCCTTGTGTTGTTTACACGGTGTTGAATGACATGCCTCTGGAAACTTTGAACGGGCCCACCAACTTATCTGACGCGAAATTGCAACTGGATTGCTTCAGCAACAATTATGATCAGGCTCTTGATCTGGTTGCGAAGTGTATGACGGCAATACGCGGCGACATGACAGTCAGACGTGCGACTCGCGTTGTTATTTATGAGTCGCATCTTAAACTGTATCGGCAAACTGCCGATTTTGACCTGTGGATTTCCTCCACTTAACTTGACACACAAAGAGTATTATTATGCCATCAACAGCTATTAAGTCCCAAGGCGCTACGCTTGGTCGAGGTGATGCAGCGAGTCCGGAGGTTTACACGGCAATCGCTAACATCCAGTCATTTAACCTTTCCGGCGTCGAGGCGAATGATATTGACGTTACAGACCTCTCGTCTACAGGAAAAGAATTTTTGCAAGGGCTGGAAGATCCTGGCTCCGTGGACATAACAGGGTTTTACGACTCTGCCAACACATCCCACCAAGCTATTCGGGATGCTGTCGGTGGATCAACAGTGACCAATTATCGAGTCACTTTGAGCGATTCATCAACCATCACGTTCGCGGCACTGGTGCAGTCTTTTGCATTAGACATCGCTGTGGATGGAGCTGTTGAATTGAGCGCCACACTGAAAATATCCGGCGGAATTACATACGCCTAACACCCACACTAAACACCAAAAGGTTTTAATATGAAGCAAGTGAAAGTCGGAATTCCTCGTCGCCAAGGTCCATTCTCTCTTGAGAAATTGAGGATTGCGGATCTTGACACGTTCGTTAATAAGACGCAGACTGCGGGCCTCGGTTCTCAGATGCTCACCTTGCTGACGTTGACTTTGGTTGACAAAAAGGGCAAGCGTGTTTTTGATGACGAGGAGCAAGCAGAAGCTGCATTGGGCGCGGCTTCAATTTTGGATTTGGGAATGCAGTCGTTTGAGTATAGTGAATTGAACAAACTCGCTGACATAAGCAAGCGATTAGAGGCAGCCCAAAAAAACTGATTAAAGACCCACTCCGGCGGTCGATAAATCGCACAGCGAGGAATCGCGGCGTTGGGGTGAGTCAGCTTAATCTGTCAGTTGAGGACTTTATTGAATCAACTGCCTTCGACCAGATAGATCCACCACAATCTGAAAGGTTGGAGTTTATGCTTGCGAATCTGACTTCCATTCTGGTCAATTCGTTTTCGAAAAGGAAGACGAGGCCTTCGGACTTTATGGTTGACACGCTCTTGGCCCGAGAGCATGAAGCCAACGCCGATTTGGATGAGAAAATAATGGCAACTTTCAAGGGGATCAAGAGTGGCGAGAGGTAGGCTGGGCAGTTGGTCTGTATCACTGGAACTTGAGTTTGCTCGGTTCCGGAGTGAAATGGCGAAAGTCAACACTCACATGCAGACGTTTGCTCGCAAGATGGATCGAATCGGCAGGTTTGCTGGATTCGGTCTTATCGGCTATCAGGCTCTGAGGATGGGTCGTGCTGTAGTCACAGCAGGCTTGGATTTGGAGCGTATGAATTCCGCGATGAAAACCGTTTTCGGTTCTCAGCAGGCGGCAAATTCTGAGATGACTTTTCTTCGAGAGAATGCCAACAGGCTCGGCCTTGAATTTCAAGCTCTCTCCTCTGGTTATGCCAAGCTTGCTGCTTCGGCAGAAGGCACTACACTAGCAGGCCAAGGTGTCCGCGACATCTTCTCTTCCACTACAGAGGCAGCTCGTGCTTTGGGCTTGTCTAATGAAGAAGTTGAGGGGACACTTCGTGCATTAAGCCAGATGCTTTCCAAAGGCAAGGTTCAGGCAGAGGAATTGCGCGGCCAACTCGGTGAACGACTTCCTGGAGCGTTCCAAGATGCTGCACGTGCGATGGGAGTCACCACAGGGCAGCTGGACAAAATGCTCCAGAAAGGTGAAGTGCTCGCAGAGGACTTACTTCCTAAGCTCGCAGAAGTTTTACACGAGAAGTATGGCAAGGCTGCAATGGACGCTTCTGAAGGAGCAATCGCTTCATTCGGCAGGTTCAACAATGCGATTTTTGAGATTAAAGTTGCTCTTTCAGATCTTCTAATTCCTGTTCTTGCAGAGCTCGCTGATTGGTTCGTTTTCCTTTGGGAAAAGATGAAAACTCTTGCCGCAGTCGCCAAGATAGGGTTTGGTGCTATTAAAGACACGGCGCTGGACTTGGCAGGCTCTCTCGGTTTGGTTAATGAAGCCACGACTGAATTGTCTCGCAACATCCACCACATGTCTTTGGGCGAGATGGAAAAAGAGCTTGCGGTCGTCAATGAACGAATGATCGGAATATCCACTTCCATGCGTGCAATGGCTGAAGCAAACGGCACGCAGACGTTCGTCTATAAAAATCTCCAGTCAGAGATGGACGCCTTGGCAGACCAAGCCGAAATTCTTGGCGACGGAATACAAGAAGTTGAAAAGAAAGGTCTCAGCTTCAATGACGCTGGCGTCATAACCATAGATATTGTTGAGGGTATGGGCAAGGAAGTCAAAAAGACTTCAGACCTTTTCAAGAGGAATTTCACTGTAGGGATTGATTCCGCCACTAGTGCGCTGGATCGTTTTTGGGATGATTTGCATGCTGTCGGTGGTGCGATTGAGGACAACAGCCAAACGCTGCACAACCTCAATGTCGGTCTGGAAATAGGTGCTTTGAGTTGGGACGCCTATTCAGAAGCGATGTTTGATGCAGAGAGTGATACCGAAGACCTGACTGCCGCGACCAAGGAAACTGTCTCAGAGCTTTTTAATCTGAAAGACGCCTTGGACGAATTGCAAGGGAATATTCAGGAGGGCTTCTCCGATCTTTTCAGCGACATTCTTGCAGGAAAAGGCATTGATTCATTCAAAGATTTCTTCAGTAAAATTTTCGATCTGTTTAAGAAGATGCTTGCTGATATGGCTGCAGCTTGGTTGACGTCGAAAATTTTCGGCGGAACACTGAATATGAACGGTGGCGGCGGGTTTGGCGATTTCTTTTCCGGCCTCGGTAAAAAAGGTCTCGGTAAATATATCAATGGCGGCGGAATCAATGGCGCTTCCAGCGGCAATAGTCCTGTAACCGGAAGCACGAGTGTGTTGAGCAGATTCACCAACGGGTTTAAGGGGACAAGCTCTAGCGGTGCTGGGGGTAGTGTTCCGGTGAATCTTACGGGTGCCAGTTCTAGCGCAGCGAGCGCATTGAGCATCGGCACTTCTATCGGCACACCCACTGCAGCTATAGGAGGAGCCGGAACAGGCATCACCTCCGGCTATGGCGTTGCCGCCGGATCTACAACCACAGCAGGCACAGGCGCAGCAACTGGTTTCGGCGCAGCAGCAGGGGCAGCATTCGTGCTCGCGATTGGGGCCTTCGGCTTCGGCAAGCAAGCGAAAAGCGAAGCTCGAAAGCAAGAAGCCAATCGCGAATTCCACAGCGGCGTCCAGCAGCAAGGATTCAACGTACCTCTCACAGAAGTTAATTCTTTCCGTGGTGCGATGGAGGGTGTGAATGGCCAAGCAGACGCTCTCTTTTTAACTATGAACACAGGATTCAAGTCTACATACAGAGCATTGCTAGAGAATAATTTGGCTCTGGATTTGCAAGGCGCAAAATACGACGAGCTCGGCAATGAACTTTTCAAAGTCACAGGCAACGTCGAAGGAATAACCCAAGCACTTCAAGACGCAAGCGTGACGGGATTTGAGACTGCAGCCGATTTACAAGGCGCGATCGGCAAGGGCATCAATCAGATGAAAGTCTCTGTGACTGGCGATTTTGCCGCCATCCAGTCTGCGATGCAGGCGGCAGCAGCGACAGGCGTCGGTTCGTTTCTTAACTTGCAACAGACAGCCACAGGAGCCAGCGCGACCATACACGGTGATTTGGCTAAGTGGGCCGATTATTTGCAGGGTGTTGTTAATGATTCAATCGGTCTCGCGGTGAATGGCGTCGGCCAACTGGAGAGTGGCGCTCAGAGCGCAACCAGCGCATTCAAACGTCTCGCTGCTGCAGCCTCCTCTGTCAGCGTTTCTGGTGGTGCGCCACGGCAAGGGCTGGACACTTACGCGACTGGCGGCATCGCAAACAAAGCATCCATATTCGGCGAAGCTGGACCAGAGGCAGCCGTTCCTCTGCCTGACGGCCAAACCATCCCCGTGACCATCTCTGGTGGTGGTGATGGAGGTAGTGCCGTTCTGCTGAAAAAGATACTCAACGCGATAGATCGATTATCAACGAATAGACAATTCGGTTTATCACAGTGACTGTCGCGAGTTTTTTAGCAGACAAGGACGCACCGCGAGTGTTGCTTGTAGATTTTGATAGGTTCGTAGAATCCAGCTCTCCGCAAGTTGTCACCTCACGCCACAGCTCACACGCTTTTTTGGACAGAACCAACAATCGCTTGTACAAAGAGACTGTTGTCGGCGAGCCGTTTTTTAAATGGAGTATGTCTGAGGCATTTTCCGGAAGCTCGCTGAGAAATTTCGGTCGAATTGATTTTTCCAACGCTGATGAATTTTTTGATTCATTCATCAACGATTCGTTTGGCGGCAGAGCCATAACGCTGCGCATCGGTTCTCCGGACTGGGTGGTCGCAGACTTTCACACGATATTCACTGGAGTGATTGAGTCTGCAGCTTTTCCTGACGATGAAACTTTTTCTCTTGTGATTCGTGATCAGACAGCGTTGTTTGATAAAACACTTCAAGTCGATCGCATAACAGAGGAAGGTGATCTCACAGACAAATTCGTGCCTCTCTGTTATGGAGCCGTCAAAAGCATCAGGCCCATTCGAGTTCCGTTGGGCACCAGTCCGCAGACATACAAGTGGATTATCCACGACAGCGCAGTCACAGACGTTTGCGTTCAGCTTTATGACAAAGGAAAGCCCAGCACGCTGGTGGTCACCAAGAACAACGCCGACGCCAGCTTCACTCTTTCCGCAGAGCCTGAAGGAGACTTGACGGTGGACGCTGTCGGTGATTCTGCCGATCAAATCGGAGAGATCATAACTGATATTGCAACGCGGGTCGGCGCAACAGTCAACGCAGCGTCCATGTCTGCATTGACCGCAGCCGTTCCGTATGATCTGGGAATTTATATCACTAATGAACTGACTGCTCGGAGAGCTCTTGATTCGCTGCTTCCTGCTGGTTGGCGTTATCACGACAACCGCGATGGAGAGCTGGTTGCAGGACTGCTCGCAGACTTCGGCTCTCCTGCGGGTTCCGTTTTGACCATTGATAATTTGGAGACTCGCGGCGATCTTCTGGTGACGATCCATGATGAATCAGTCACCGGAGAAATTGCCATAGGATATGATAGGAATTATACACCCACGACGTCATTCGACGAGACTGCTGAAGAGGATCGCAAAGAGTTTTTGAAAGAGGCATACAGAACTGTTGAGGTGTCTGATGCTTCTGTCGCATTGCAATACTTACTTGCTACACCTCCGCCGGAGCAAGAAACGTACATATTATCAGAGGCTGATGCCACCACGGAAGCCAATAGGTTGTTGACGCTGTTCAAGGTTCGCCGCTATACTTATGACGTGGAGTGTTTTCTCGGGCCCTTGCAGCTTAACTTGGGTGATGTGGTGACGCTGAAAGACAATCGATTCGGCCTTTCGGCAGGAGTTCCCTGCGTTGTTGTTGGCATTCAGGAGTTTTATTTGGATAATCTGGTGAGGTTAGTTCTTTGGCGCTAGAAAAAGCAATTCTCTTGGGCGTCAATAAAATTAGCACAATCACGGCAGACAGTGAAGCTGGAGAGTTTGTTGCGGAGAATATGATCAATCAGCAGCCTTCAGAAATTTGGCAGGCTGCCGGACTTCCATCTCCGAATTCTATTCAGATAAGCGGTTCTCTTGGAGGGATTCAGATCACCAATGGAGTCGCCATTTCAAACTCCAACCTAACAGTCGAGACTCTTCGGCTGGAACTTTCAACCGATGATGCTTTTTCGGACGTTGTATTTGATGTGAGTTGGGACTTCACAGACCCTCTTTATGGTTGGGGTGAAGGCGATTGGGGAGACACA